GGCTCGGCTGCCATCGCCGGGTTTTCGACCAGCGGCAGGTTCAGCGCCTTGGCGGCGGCGGTGTAGTTGTGCCTGCCTGTGAGTTGGATCGGGCCTCTGCCTTTGAAGCGCCTGCCGTCGCCGGGCTGGACGTTGCCGAGGTCGCGCCGTCCTTCGTAGGCTTGACCGCTGGCGATTTCCTCCATGTAGCGCAGGCTGAGGCTTTCGTGGCCGACCTGCGCCAGCCACATCTGGATGCGCGGCAGCGTGGTGATGCCGTGCTCGATCATCGCCTTCTCCATGTGCGGCAGGTAGGACTGTGCGGTGCTGCGGCTCAGCCCTGGCATCGCTCGTTGGAGCGTGTCCACATCCACGCCCTCAGCCTACGACCGATTCTGCCCGGAACGACAAACGACCCCCGCACCGTGAAGGCACGAGGGTCGCTCGCGAATCGCCTGCTAAACGGCGATGTGCCGGACGCGCTCGGCGGCTGGCGTGTAGGTGTCGTCGGCTCCGTCGTCCAGCGCCACGTGGACGCGCGGCCTGCCGTCCATCAGGTCGGGACCGGGGCCACGAACGATGCCGCCGGGCTCGCCGTAGCGGTTCGAGCCGGTGATCTTGACGCGATCACCGACGCACAGCGGCTTGCCTTCGGCGGAGACGCGCTCGGTGTCGGTGCCGTCCGCAAGTTCGGTCGGCTGCCACTCGGCTACGCGCAGCGCGCCAGCGAGTTGGTGCGCTCGTGCTGCGAGTTGCTCCAGATCGAGCGCGAGCATGTGGACGTAATCCGCAGGTGCGGGCACTTCGTTCCTCCTCTGTAGGGGTCGGGATTACCCCTAGCCTAGCACGTGACCTGTGCTAGTCGTGCTCGCTTTGCTGAGCCCTGAGCCTGCCTGCGTCGGTGTCAGGATGCGGCGGCGCGAGCGCATCGCCCGTGTCGATGTCGCCGTCGTAAAGCTGCTTGGTGAACACGGGGTCGTCGCGGTGTGCGATTGCCCGCGTCATCGCGAAGCAGATCCGGAAGCGGTCGAGGTCGGTTGCCCAGACCGGGATCTGCGCCGGGTTCGGTTCGTACTCGGGTGGGATTTCCAGTGCGTCAGACATGCCCCAGATTCTAGCGCGAGACGTGCGCTAGACCTTGACCACGCGGGTCGGGCGGACGTTGCCCTTGTGCATGAAGTTATGGGCAATCGTGATCTGCTTCTGCGGTCCGCCTGGATCGTCCGGGTTCGCCATCATCGCCACCAGCCCCTCCGGACCGTTGGAGACGACCGTCCCGAGCCTGCCGTCCTTGTCCTTGAACGACTCGCCGGGTTGCAGCAGCGTCGTCTTGGGGTGCAGGGTACCGGAGCCGTCCTTGTGCCCGAGGAACGGCGTCACGGGCAGGTCGGCGATGTCGGGGATCGCCCCGGTCGGCTTGATCTTCGCCGTCGTCGGCTTGGCGGGCGCGGGCGGCTTGATCTTCGGCAGTGGCTTGGGTGGCGACAGGCTGCCCACGATGCTGGGGATTTGGTCGAGCCGCGATTGGATCACGGCGATGTTCTGGTCGATCTGCGCCTGCGGCATCCCCTGTTGCTTCCACAGCGATTCGAGCTTCGCCGGGTCGAGGTTCTGGTGCGTCTCGTTGAGCAGTTCGGCGATGCGCGAGTCGGACAGGTCGCCGTAGACCGTTTTCATCGTCGGGTTCGGGATCACGCCGGTCCCTGAGACGCCTCGAACCTCATCGAGCAGCGACGACGACGGTTTCCACGTCGGCTTCGGTGAGCCGAGCCCCGAGTAGGCCATGCCGCCGCCTGCCTCGATCACGACCGGGTTGTTGTGCTCGCCCACGAGCAGGTTGTCGTAGCCGCCCTGCGGGTTGGCTCCCACCGCGTCGTAGTGGGAGATCAGCGCGTGGACACCGAACATCTTCTCGGCGTTCTTCTTGGCCTCCGGGTGCTGCGCCCACCACGAGGCTGACTTCGGCACGGTCGTACCGGGGATCGCCTGGGAGACGATGTACGCCTGGCCGTAGTTGTCGTGCATCACCGCGACGTGCGGGAAGTCCACGCCGGGCGTGAAGCCTGCCGCCTGGTATGCCGCGAGCCCACCGACCTCGTTGTAGGCGTGGGCGTCGTCGTCGGGCTTGACGTACAGCCGGGTGCCGTCCGGCGCTTCGTACCACTGGCCCGACTTGGCTCCCTTCGGCCCGGAGATTTTCTTGTAGCTCGATAGCTCCGCCCACGAGTCGGGGATCTTGCTGCCGGTGTCCGGCACGGTCGGCGGCGTGCCCTGCGGCAGCGTGTCGGCGCTCGGGAGCGTGACCGGGCTCTCGGTCGCGTCCTTGGTCAGCACGGTCGGATCGACGTTGTAGGTGGAGCCGTCGTGCAAGCCGACGCCGACCACGTGCGCCTTCGTCGGGTCGTCGGCGCTGGCACCGTCGTAGACGCCCTGGATCGAGCCGCCGAAGGTGGAGGACCAGTTCACCACGTCGCCCTGCTTCAGGTGCTCGCCGTTGGAGTCGGCGTGTCCCGGCCCGTCGATGGCGTCCTGTAGCTCGCCCGGCGCGGCCTTGCCGGTCAGGTGGACGTGGGTCGGTGCGGCTGCCTCGTAGACCTGGCCCCACGAATACTGCGGCTGCTTGATCTTCGCGGCGGTGTCGTGTACGGCAGCGATCTGCTCGGGGTTTGCGCCCTTGCTCGCGAGCCATTGAGCCGCCTTGATCTGCGCGCTGGCGTGCGCGTTGTCCTGCGCGGCGGTGTCCGGCGGCGGTGCCGTCAACTGCGCCACGGTGATCGAGTCGCCTAGCTCGTAGGCGTGGTCTATCCCCTCCTTGTTCATCGCTGCGTTCTCATACGCGGTGGCAACCTGGGCGGGCGACGGGTCGGTGTTGTCGCCGAGGATGCCCTTCGCCTGGTAGTGGACGGTGTTGATCGTCTCGTCCGGTACGCCGTGGTCCTTCATCCACTTGTCGGCGACTCGGATGGCCTGTGCGTGCGCCTCGTTGACCGGCGGCGGCGCGGTCGGCGTCTCGGGTGTCGGTGCGAGCCCGGCAGCGATCTTGTCGGCAATCTGCGTCGAGCCGACGCTGTTGTAGCCCAGTTCGTCGGAGATCGCCGTCTTGTAGGCCGACCCCCAGTCGAAGCCCTGATCGTCGTGGTAGAGGAGCGCCTGCTGGTGGATGTTCTCGATGGTTTCGGGGCTGAACTGTCCGTCCATCGCGCCGTGGGCCACGTCGAACACGTCGGTCGGGATGCCGTCGGGTTCCTTCCCGCTCGGCGGCATCTTCGACAGGCTGCTGAGCGGCGCGGGCGTCGGGTACTCCGGCATGCCATCGACGTGGATCAGCCCCTTGCTCGAATCGCTCGGGTCCGGCCCGGCGTAGACGTATTGCGACCCGAGCCCCGAGTGCAGCACCTTGTCTCCGGCTTGCAGCGGCGTCCCGGTCGCGTCGGTCTGGGCTGGCGTTGACGGTCCGCCGACGTGCTCGTAGCTCTTGCCCTTGTCAACGATGGTGCTCATCGTTCCGTCGGCGCTGACGGCGTGGACGTAGCCCTTGATCCCCGGATCGAGGTTGTCGATCTTGTACGGGTTGCCGCCGTAGTTGCCCTCCGGCAGGTTGATCGAATCGCCGACCTTCAAGTCGTCGCCCGCGATCATCTTCGGCCCGGTCGCTGCCGGTAGGGCAGCACCGTCCTTCAGCTTGAACGTCGGAACCTGCGTGTGGCTCGTGCTGTAGGCGATTGCCTTGCCCGGCTGTCCCTGGTAGCCGTCGGTGAGCGCGATCCCGTGAACCCCGTCCTTGTTTGCCAGCACCAGGAACTTGGTGCCGCCCGGCAGCGCGAACACCGAGCCGACCGGGAGCGTTTGCAGATCGGCGGTGTCGCCCGTCGGCTCCACGTCGTCCGGGCTCGGCGTCCGGACGGTGACGGGAGCCATCTTGACCTTCTCGTACTTGTGCTTGTTGCCGGTCCCTAGCTCGAACCAGTTGCCGTCGATGTAGTCCTTCTTGTAGAGCTTGCCGCCGTACTGGGCGATGCTGTGGACGGGAAGCTCGGAGGCTGGCTGCTTGACCTCGCTCGGGTGGCTCAGCGGGGTTTGGACCACGACCGGCGCTCGCGCTGGGGTCGGCGTCTGCGCCGTGCCAACGAGCGTTGGGGTGATCGAGAACTTCGCGTCCGGTGACGCGGGTGAGACGGTGCCGTCGTCGCCGTGCTTGATCTGAAGCGTGTTCGGCCCGTATGCGCCGTCGCCCTTGCCGACGACCTCGTGGGTCGGCATCCCCGGCCCGAAGTTGTACTTGTCGCCGACTTCGAGGTCGCCCATCGTTTCGAGCTTCTTCTGCCCGGTCGCCTGGTTGACCGTCGCCTTCAAGCCGTTCGCGCTCGTCTGAGTCGCGCCGTATTTGAGCGCCGAGTCCTCATACGCCTGTCCGAGGTTGACGTTCGGACTGAGCCCCATCGTGTGGATCACGTCGTTGTGGATCGCAGCCTGGTCCTCGGGCTCGATCAGCCCTTCGCCCTTCAGGTAGTTGTCGGCTGCCTGCATCGCCTGTTCGTGCTCGGGGGTCAGCGCCATCGGCAGCTTCGGCGTCGGCTTGGCTTCGCCGGTCAGCAGCACGTGAACCTGCTCGCGGTCCATCGCCGGGTGGGTGTTGCCTTCGGGATCAACGACATCCCAGGCGTCGTGCCCGGCTGCCGGGAACCACTGGAACGTGTAGCCGCCTTCGCTGACCGCCGGGCCGTAGGGCTTCGCGTCGGCCAGCATCGCGTCCACGTCGTCGTGCGTGAACGCTGGCGGTGGCGGTGGTGGTGTCAGCGTCGCGACGCCTGCCTGCTGCCCGGTCATCAGCGCGTAGGCGTCCGGGCCTGAGACGGCTGCGTGAACGGTGCCCTGCGGGCTGACCAGGTGGTACTTGTAGGAGTTCTCAGCCGCGTCCCACGAGCCGGGAACTTGCTGTGCCGTCCAGCCGCCGAAAGCGTGGACTTCGCCATCGCCGAGCGTCTGGTTGAGCAGATCGTCGGCCTCGTTGGAGGTGAGAGCGCCCGTCGGCGTCGGTGGCTGCCTCGTCGCCTGCACGGCGCTGGCAAGCTCGTCGCCCAACTGCGCGCCCGTAGGGCTGTCCTGGCCGAAGTGCCCGATGGCTGCTGCCTTGTACGCCTCCGGCCAGCTTTGCCCCTGGGCGTGCCCGAGGATCGCGTCGTGGTGAATCTTGTCGATGGCGTAAGGCAGAACCGCGCCTTGCATCACGCCGTCGGCGGCGGTGAAGATGTCATCGGACGGCGGCGTCTCGATTGCGGTGCTCGGCTTGACCTGCTTCTTCAGCGCGCCGGGCATCTGCGAGCTTTCCTCGCCCGTGATGTTGTCGGTCAGCAGCACCTTGCCGGGGTTGTCCGGGTCCGGTCCCTGGTAGGTGTAGCCGTGTGCTCCGAACGCGCCGAGGTTGACCTGATCGCCGGGCTCTAGCTCCTCGCCGTCCATGCCCTTCGGTTTGGCGGGTGCCTCGATCTGCTTGATCCGGGTCGGGTGCTCGGTCCCGTCCGGACCCGTGAAGGTGTGCGGGATGTAGATGGCGTCCTTGCTGGAGCCACCTTCGGGCACCGCAATCGTGGAGCCACCGACGACCTGCCCGTTGTCGTCGTAGTGGGTGATCTGGTTCTCGACGTGGAACTTCGAGCCGGTGCGGTCCTGGAACCAGTCGCCGCCCTTCAAGTCGGCGATGTGCGGGTAGGACGAGTACGGCGTGATCGGCATCGTCGGTGTCGGCTCAGTGGTCGGCTCCCCGCCTGACACAACGACTGGCACGCTCGCACCAGCCACGTTCCCCTTGATCGAAAGCGTATGGCCCGGCGACGAGGTGGTGTCAGGACCGGGTGTGACCAACTCAATCGTGTCCGGCCCGGTTTTCTTGTAGACATCGCCGTTGCCCCACTGCATGTGAGTGCCGATAGGTGCCTCAGACACATTGGCCTTCTCGCCTGTCTGGGTCCATGCTCGCGGCGTCGGCGTCGGCGTCGGCGTCGGTGTCGCTGCGCCTGGCGGTGTCCAGATGTGCGACGGCACGGCGTCGCCGTTGGCTTTCCAGCCTCCTTCGATTGGCACCTCGCCGTTGGCGTCAGGCGGACCGGTGGTCTTGTAGGCGAGGTAGTTCTCGCCCGGCCCTCCGGCTCCGAGTGGCGTTGCGTAGATCGAGCCGACAGGCAAGTCCTTGATCTTCAGGCTGTCGAAGTTCTGCTTCATCCCCGGATCGAGCGGCGCTGCTCCCTGGCCGCTCGGCGGCTCGGGTGGCGGCTCGGCGGCGTCCACCGCCTTCTTCAGATCGTCGGCCACGGACGGCACGAACCCCGCGTCGTCCGCCGCCTTGCGGTAGGCATCGCCGGGTGCGTAGCCCTGCTGGAAATACTTGTTGGCGGCGGCGTGCATCCCACCGATCTGGTAGTCCTGCATCCCGCCGGAGACGCCTGCGCCTTTCAGGAACTCGTTGGCGGCGGTGTAACTGTCCAGGTGGGCTTTGTAGAGTTGCGCCGGGCTCGGCGCTTGCGCGCTCGGTCCGAGGTAGGTGATCTGCGGGGCTTGCGCGGTGTTGCTCACGTTCTTGCCGAGGACGGTGGTTGCGCCTGTGGCGTTGTCCGTGATCTGCCACACGTGATCCATGCCGGGAACGGTGCCGGTGACCGTGTGCGCGCCGAGGTCGCCGATATCAACCTGATCGCCGACCTGTAGGTCGTTGGACTTGACCTGATCGCCGAACTCCCACTGCTCGTGCGGCTTCGGCGGCAGTGGCATGTCGGTCGGGGTGACCTGCTCGGGGAAGTAGATGCCGGAGTGGTGCTCACCCTCGTCGCTGACGTAATCGTCGGTGTCGATCTTCGTCCAGTTGGTTCCGGCGTCGTGGAACTTGGCTCCGATAGGAAGGTCGTCCGGGTCCACTGTCGGCGTCGGCTCGCCTACGCTCGCAATCGCGTTCTTGATCCCGTTCGGTCCCAGCCAGCCCGTCGGCGGAGACAGCCCCGAACCGTCCGGCACCGCCCCGACCGCCTGCTCGTAGGCGTTGGGCCAGTCCACCCCCTGCTCGTCGTGCAGCTTGATCGCCTGGGTCACCGCCTTGTCGGCGGTGGTGAGGTCGATCCCGTGGTCCTCCATCCACTTGTAGCCCGCCGAGTGGATCTCGCTGTCGGGCGGCGGTGCTGCCGGTGCCGCCTCGGGCACCTGGGTAATCATCACGTTCTTGCCCGTCGGCAACCACTGGTAATCCTTGCCGCTCTTCAGCGTCTTGACGTGAATCTTGCCCTCGGCGTCCGGCGTGTGATCGACCACCTGGTACTCCGCGCCGTAGCTCGCGCCCTTCTTGATCTTGAAGTGGTGCCCGGTGACTAGCTGCTCGCCCGTGGCAGGTCCAAGCCCGGCGGGAGCCGACGGTGCGGCTGGTGCAGTCGGTTCCTTCCACGACTGGGCGTGCTGAACGAGCGCCTGCTTGATCCCCTGCGGCCCTTTGAAACCCGTCGGTGAGTAGGGCTCCATCCCCTGCTCGTAGGCTTCCGGCCAGCCGAGCCCGGCGTCGTGAAGCGACTGGGCGTTGGCGGCGATCTCCGTGATGTCGTCCGGAGCCATGCCCTTGTCAGTCATCCACTTGTAGGCAGCCATGTGGGCGGAGTCGTCGTACAGCTTGACTGCGGTGGGTGCTGCCGGTGCAGCAGCGGACGGTCCTGCCGCCATCGGCTGCACCTGGATCGCCCCGGCGGGCATGCCCTTGGTGCCGACGGGTGACTGGCCCCAGTTCTTGCCGGGCGGCAGCTTGACCTTGGTTGCCTCGGTGTCGCTGTTCTTCTGCCAGACGGTGCCGTTCGGGGTGCTGAAGAACTGCCCGACCGCCGTGTCGGTGAAGCTGATCGGGTCGCCGACCTTCGAGAACTGGGTGGTTGAGTGGTCCTGCGAGACGACCGGCTCGGGCGCTGGCGTCGGCACCATTTCGACCTGTAGATCGGGAGCCGACCCGGCAGCGATGTGGTGTCCCTGCTGGCCCTCGTCGTTGATGTAGTCGTCGGGTCCGGTTTTCGTCCACGTGCTGCCCACGAACTTGAACTTCTCGCCGATCTGCACGTCGGCGATTGGCTTCTGTGTCGGGGCGACGGCGGGCTGTCCCTCGACGGCCTGTTTCAGCCCGGTTGCGACCCCCGGCTGGTAGCCCTTGTCGATGGCTGCCTGCTGGTATGCCTCGCCGGGCGGGTAGCCCTTCTTCGCGTAACCGTTGGCGGTGACATGCACGGACGCGATCTCGCCTGTGGTGAGGTTCTGGCCCTTCAGGTAATCCTCAGCGGCGTCGTGCTGGTCGATGTGCTCGGGCGAGTAGAGGTCGTAGGGCGCGGTCAGCGCTGGCGGCGGCGTCTGCGGCAGGTGCATCCAGCCGTCCTCGGAGGCTGCGTACCCCTTCGGCACGCTTGACTTGCCGCCGTTCTCACCGGCCAAGTCCCACACGTCGCCCGTCTCTCCCGAAACCGTCCAGACGGAGCCGAGTGGCGATTTGATCTTGTCGCCGATCTTGACGTTCCCGGCTTGGAGCGGCTGCCAGCCGCCGGGCGTCGGTGCCGGAGCCGCTGTCGGTGTCGGTGTCGGTGCGCCCTGGGCCTTGACCGCATCCTTGATCGCCTGCGCGAGCAGGTTGCCGTCGTCCGCTTTCCCCCAGCCGTACTTGTCCACGTAGGCGTCCGCATACGCCTGTGACCACTTCGTCCCGTCGCTCCACGTTGCCGGGTAGTCCTTGTTCTTGAAGTTGTCCTCGGCTGCGCTGTGTAGCTCCGAAATCTCATCCCACGGGAGCGACGGCTCTAGGTAGTCGTTGGCGGCGTTCGCAGCGTCCACCTGCGTCGAGTAGGCAGCCTCCGTCTCGGCCTTGCTGTTCAGCTTCGTGTAGCTGATGTTCGCCGACGGGTGAATGATCTCCCCGGTGTCGAGGTTCTTCATGTACGTCTTGCTGCCGTACTGGCCGAGCACCAGGAACGGCTTCTTCGTGGACGGCGAGCCTGACACAAGCTGGCCGGGTTCCATATCTTTGAGCTTCGCCTTCTCGCCGTGCTGGTAGTCGTCGGGCCGGAACAGGTCGTCGGGCAGTGCTTTGACCCCTTCGCCGCCTGCCCATACCGGGTTGGGAGCCCCGCTGTCGAGTTTCGGGGGAGCGAACTTCTCGACCTTCTGCGTACCCTCGCCGGGCTTGAACGGACGGGCGGTGATGATCCCGTTCTTCTGGACGTTCTGGATCGTGTACTTGAAGCCGTCCTTAGTGAACGTGTCACCCTTCTGCGGCTCTAGCTCCGGCAACGTCGGCGCTGGCGACAGGTCGTGAACAGCGTGCGCCATCTGCATCCCTGTCGGCGTCTCCACGATCACAGTGCCCGTCGCCGCGTCGGCAGCGTCCACGACCTTGACGATCCCGAAGTCCTTGCTCAGCGCCTCCTCGCCTTCCTTCGGCTCGAACATGGGTGCCGTCGGCGTCGGCGTTGCGGTCGGCAGCGGAGCAGGAACATACGGTTGCGGGCCTTCAATGGGTGGCGCACTGCCAGCCGGGTAGAGCTTGTTCGTCGCCCAGCCGGAGTTGACGGTCGCCTCGTTACCGTTGGTCAGCGACTTGATCGTGACCTTGCCGGGAGCCTTGCCGGTGACTTCCCAGTGGTCGTTGTTGATCGCGATGTGGTCGCCGACCTCCATCTGCGACAGCTTGATCTGCGGTCCGCCTGGAGTGAAGTCCGCCATGTTGTACGGCGCTAGCCCCTTCTCGCGCGGCTTCGGTGGCAGATCGAAGTGCATCGGCTTGCCGTCGGCATCGACCACCCGCCGTCCCTGGTTGGTGTCGTACAGGATTTCGCCGGGCAGGTCGTAGTCGTTGCCCGAGCCCTTGTTCAGCGCGATGTACCTGACACGATCAGGCTGCGTGGCCGCTAGGCCATCGTCCTGGATAACGAGGTAGCGAAGGTCCGGGTTGCCCTTGGAGAAGATGTCGCCCGGTTTCAGCGCAAGCTGGGTCACGGGCGACTGCTTGTCCTCGGGTACCGTGCCGGGCGTCGCCGACACTGCCGCTTCGATCTCGTGCATCTTGTCGAGCGGCGGAATGAAGTACGTCTTTTCGCCCGCCTTGTGCTTTAGCTCGAAGTCGGCATCGGCGGGTGGCAGGTCAATCTCGAACGGGTCGCTGAGATCCATGTGCCGCGCTAGCTGCTTGGCGACAACCCCGCCGCCGCCGTTGTGGTTCAGGTGGTCGTACAGCCAGAGGTACAGCGGGCTGGGCGGCTTCGAGGGAGACGCCTGCGGGTCGGGCATCTGCTTCTGCGTGACGTACACGGCGTTCTCCGGACTGACCTTCAGCCGGTCGGCAATCGAGAACTCGTTCTCACCGTGGTAGGAGCCACCCACCAGATCGGTCGCGAGCGTGACGTGCCGGATCGGTACAGACATCACGAACGAGTGCGTGCCGAACTGGGTGCCGAGAGAGTCGGATTGACCCTTCTTCTTCACTGCCCGCCACGAGTTCGACAGGCCGCTCATAATCGCGATCTTGCCCTTGATCGCGTCGCCGAAGAACTCGCCGCCGTGAGCACGGTGGATCACTGACACGTCGGGGGAGTGCAGCCGATTGAACAAGTCCCACGCGATCAGTGCGTTGACCTCACCCTCCACCTCTCGACCCTGGGCGTAACGCTGCTGGGCGTTGGCTAACCCGGCAGCGTCACCTGCGAGGATGCCCTTGAACACGGTGGTCAGGCTCAGCGTTTGCCCACTCGACCCGCCGTACTGACTGCCGAACGCTTTCTCCACGAGCCCGCTCGCGTCGTGACTGCCGAAATCCTTGTCGGCCTGGGCGTAAATCTGCTTCAGCTTGGCGGACCACGGGTAGCTGGTTCCTGACAGCGCTCCGGGGGCAGCACCGTTGGACAACTGCCACTTCCCGAAGTGATCCATCAGGGCGTTGTAATAAAGCTGATCGACCCGTCCGAACTGCGCCCATTCCTCCGGCGTCAGTTCAGAGTTGGGGTTCAGCGGGATCGACGGGTCGTGTGGCTGTGTCGCCGTCGGCGCGACGGGCGTGTTGTGCTGCTCGCCCGAGCCTTTGCCAGAGCGCAGAATCCTCGGCTTGGCTGGCACCGCACCTTCGAGCGCGTGCTCGATGTGCTTGCCCGTCTCGGAGTCGTACATATGTTTGGTGTCGAACACGCGCGTCTCGGCGTTCTCGACCTTGCCCGACGCCTCGTTGGCGATCACCTTGTCGTCGGCGATGTGGCTGATCTCCCACTCGTGTCCGTCGAGGTTGAAGCGCTGGCCGATCCGCATGAACTCGCCGCCGATGTACTTGCCCTTCGCGTCGTGCGAGTGCGGGGGCCAGCGCGGGTGCAGCGCTTCCTTCCAGATCGACTCCTGTAGCAGCCCTTCCCAGATCGCTTCGAGGACCGGGTTCGGGCCGGTGATCAGCAGCAGGTGGTGTTCTTCCTCGGGCTCGTCGTCGCGACTGCGTTTCGGGCGCTCGACCGGATCGAGCAGCGCGTCAAGATCCTCGTCGGACGGGTCGTCCGCCAGTTGCAGCGGGCCGAACTCGGGCGCGGTCGTGGGCTCTAGCGTCGTCACGTCTCGCCTTCGTTGTCGTACTCCATCGTCGTGATGTCCGGTGCGTCCATCCACTCGGGGTAGTCGAACGGTGTGTGCCGAACCCAGTTCTCCTGCGGCTCGGCGTCGGGCTCGGGCTCGTCGTCTGACTCTGGGACGTAGTGCTCTGCGTCGGTCATTCCTTGGCCTTGTCCAACATCGCCTGCCACGCCTGCGGGTCGAGCACGTTGAGCTTGCCGGTGGCTGGATCGACCTGCCCGATCCGCTTCATGTCGCCGCTTGAACGATCCCAGAACTGGGCGCGCTTGACGATCCCCTGCTCAGCCATGTGCTGGACCTCGGGCACGTTGGCGCTGACCGTCCTGTGGATCTTGCGAATCTCGGGCTCGGGCACCCAGCGTCCGGTGACGCGGGCGCGCTTGGTCGCCGAGGCGACTGCCACGTCGGTTGGCGCGTTGACCCCGAACACGCTCGGCTCGTAGCCCTTGTCGCTGGCGGCGATGATCTTCTTGCCGAACTTCGACGGGTTGGTGCCGTCCCACGCATCGGAGTCGCCTGTCCCGTCCACGACGATGTTCATGCGTGCGTCCTGAGCCATCTTCTGGATGTACTTGGAGAGGGCCGAGCTTTCCTCGTGGACGCCTGCGGCGGCGTAGCGGTCCGGTGCGATGGGCACCTGGATCGTCTTGCCGTTCGGCAGCGTCTTGGTCTTGCGGTCGCCCATCATCTGCTTGTACTCGGGTAGCTGCACCTTGATGTCGTCGGGATCGAGCGTGACAGCGTTGCGCGGCACCACGTCGCTCTCTGCTTTCTTCAGCGCCGAGGACTTGCCTGCGGCGGTGCCGCCGAACATGAACAGCGCCTTCGGCGTCTCATCGAGCGGCACCTTCGGGGTGACGCTGGTGATGATCCCGTCCTTGTCGGTGTTGAAGTCCACCATCGCGTTGCCTTCCTTGTCGGTGAACGCTTTGCGGATGATCGGGTTGTGGGCATCGCGGCGGCGTGCCTTGGTGTACGCGCCGTTGCCGTCGCCGTGGAGGTTGTGGGTGCCGATGTCCTGGCCGGTGAGCCCACGGTCGAGCAGCGGCTTGAAGATTTCGCCGGAGGACTTGCCGCCGGGCACCAACTTGCCGGTCGGCTTGGGCCACTCCTGCATCCCCTCGGCCTTCGGGACGTTCTCCGGCCCGTTCCACTCGTCCATCTTCTCGTAACCGACCATCTTGCGGCGCTTGACACCCTTGGCGTCGGTGAACTCGACCTCGAACTTCGTGGGGGTGTCATAGGTGATCTTCGCCTTGTGCGTCTGGCCGTAGTGCTTGATGTAGACCTCATCGCCCACCTTGCGGCGCAGATCGGTGACCTTCAACTCGGGTCCGCCCTTGCCGATCCACTCACCGCCACGGCCTCGCGGGTGCAGGAACTCCTCCCAGTCGGCTTCGGTTAGCTCCGGCATCCAGAACACCCGGTCGTCCTCGGCTCCGCCGCCGTCGTCGGCGCGGACGATCAGACCCTTGGCGGCAAGCTCACGAGCACGGTCGGCGAGTGCCTGCGAAGTCCACTCCTGCAACTGCCCGGTCAAATCCTTGTGCCCGTACCAGTCGGACCCGAGGAGGAAGTCCTTGCCGATCCAGTGCTGCCTGCCGTCGTCGCCCTGATGTGCGTTCTCGATCCCGTAGGCGGCAACGTCGGCGATGGAGGTGAATCCACCCGGCGGCTGCTCAATGCGGTACGTGTTCATCGCCGCCTGCTCGTCGGGTGAGAGATTCGCTGGACCGTCGAACTTCCAACGCGGGAACTTCGCATCGAACGCCTTGCGCTCCGCGTCTGAGTAGTCGGTCCAAGGGTCGTTCATGCGGATTTTCATACGTTCGAGCGCGGGACCACTGAATGGCTTGTTGCGGGCCTCCAGGGTCGCCAGCCCTACGGCCACATCTGGAACGCCCGGCTGCACGGAACGGAACCACGGGTTGTAGGCGTCAGGCTCGAACCCCTCTCGTGCCCAGGCGTAACCGCCCACGTCGAGCGCCGCGTGAACCTTGATCCGCTTGACCCCTTGCTGGCGGTAGACGTTCTCCATGTGGTCGTTGAAATGCGACATGAACCCAAGGCCCTGATACTTGCGGCCCAGTTCGGCCAGCGTATGCTCGACTACCAGATCACCATTGTCGTCTGTGTGGAAGTCGCGCTGAATAGTCCCGACCTTCTCCTCGTCTCTTGACCACAGGCGCGGCGGTGAACGACGGGAGTCCACGTACTTGACACCACTCCCGTCATCTACGGGGGTGCCTTCGCCAGTCGTCGGCCCGACTACCTTCGTCACCTTGTCATCGTAGTTGGCGTAGTAATCACCTACGTTCAATTCGCCGATTGACGTATCAGCAGGCCCGAACTCGCTTTGATCCAGCATCATCGAAACATCCTGCGTGCCTACCTGCGGCTCGGGGCCTGTCCGATTCGCGTACACCCCGATCTCGAACTGCTGCCACTTCTTATCCTTCACCGACTCGACACGTGCCGTCAGCCCGTTATGCTCGAAGCCGTTGACTGCTTGCTTCACAGCGTCGTCATCAACCACCCTGGCCGGTGCCTGCCCAGCGATGTTCCGTGCCGCCTGCGTGTAGGCGTCCGACCAGTCACCTGCGGCGTAGCCGGTGTTGTCGTGGAGCTTGGTGGCTTCGGCGTGGATGCTCGCCGCCGCTTCGCTTGGTACGCCGTTGCGCTGCATCCAGAGGTCAGCCGCGTGGCGAGCACCTTCCTTTTCCTCACGCTCGTTGTCGGCCACGTAAGTCTCGGTCTGAACGCCAATAGCCAAGTCGGTGAGGTTGCCCATCACCTTCTTCGACCAGTTGCCCCTCCCCTTCTCGGGCAGGCTGTCCACGCCGAGCGCGGTCTGTAGCCGCCGCTGTGCTTCCTGGACGCTCTCGGGCCAGTCGGCGGCGTGGTAGTCGGGGTGCGTGATCGTGGCGACTAGCTCCGGGATGACCTCGCCGTCGTTGCCGTGCTCCTGGTTGAAGCGTGCGTAGTAGCTCAGCGGGGTCGCGTCGGGGATCGCGTCGAGGATGTGCTGGCGTTCGTCTCGCGACAGCGCGTCGTCTATCGCGTGGCCGTACTCGTGCCGGAGCGTGGCGTCAAGCCCGTAGCCGGATGTCGCCGAGGGCCTGCGCTCGGGTTTCGGTTCCGCCGACGCCACAGCTTCGTCTGTCACCCTGTTCACGGCGTCCTCACCGATCATCGTGGTGCCGCCGACCCTGCTCGCGGCCTCGGTGCCGCCCTCCGGATCGGTCGTCACGAGCACGTGATCCTTCGGCAGGTTCGCGGTGAGCGCCTTCCAGCGCGGGTTGGCTTCGTTCTCGGCGTTGGCGTCGGCAACCAGACCGATGGCCGCGCGGTCTTTGCTCAGCCTGCCGCGCAGCCCCTTCGTCCAGTTCGCCGCGATCTTGTCGCGGGTGGGGTCGTCGCGGTGTTGAACCTCATCCCAGTTGCCGTGCTGCTTGGCCTGCTCCTGCCAGTGATGCAGGCTGTCGGCGATGCGCCCGCCTGCTTCCTTGTTGGTCAGGAACTTGCCGATCCACTCTCCGCCCCTGCCGCGCGGGTGGAGAGCTTCGTCCCAGTCGGCTTCGGTCAGTCCTTCGAGGAGGGCTTGGGCACGTTCTGGCGTACCTGCGCCACGATCTGGCGGGCCAGTGCCCGTTTCTCGTCCTCGTTCATTTCCGAGATTGGCTTCGGTGGCTCGATCATCGCTACGAGCTTCTTCGGCATGGCCTGTTCCTCCGGTCGGGATTTCTTCGCCTGCACCAATATCGTAGACGCTGATCTGGTTGCGCTGGCGTCCTAGCTGGATCGCCTGGTCGCGGTCGTCCACGACTTCGGACGGGTCGAGCCACACGTCGTTCGTCTCGGGGTTGTGCCAGATGCCGACCTTGACCTTCGGGTTGGCTTGGAATACCTCGTGGTTGTCGTCCATCCACTGCATCAGCGCAGCTTCGGCTTTGTCGTCGTCGCTGAACCAGTCCTCGCCGGGGATCACCTTGCTGTACTTCGGGTCCAGCGCGACGGCGACGCCTGTGGTGATCGACTTGCCGGTCTGCGGTTCGAGCGTGCCGCCTCCGGCGTGCGCTGCTTTCAGCGCGGCGCTGGCGACGGGTGGGGTGTCGTGCGCTTCCGGGAGGAACCGTTCGACGTGCGCCGTCTTGGGACGCACCACTCGACCGGATTTGATCCACTCGCCGCCGCGTCCGCGTGGGTGCAGGAACTCGGCCCAGGCGACTTCCTCTAGCCGTTTGAGGATGGCGTAGGGCACGGTGTAGCCCTTGCCGTTGTCGAGCTTGACGTTTGCCATGCCCTTGCCGTTGTCGCCGGTCACGGTCGCCTTGTTGCCGTTGACATCGACTCGTGCGCCGACCTCGAAGAACTCGCCCTTCGGCTTGGACGGCGGCTTGGGCTGCCCGCCGTGCCAGCCGAGGTTCGGGGTCGCTGGCGGCGTGTACGGCTTCGTGAGCGCCTTCGGACGGCGGTAGGGCAGAACGGTGCCTTCGAGCATCGGCTTGCCGTCTGTGCCCGTGGAGAGCCCTGTCATCTGGATGCGCGCGTCGCGGGGCAGCAGCACGTCGGGGTCGCCGGGTTCGGTGTCGTCCAGGTACAGCGCGCGGTGTCCGCCGGGCACGAGCAGCTTGACCTGAGAGTTGCCGGTCGCTTCGTCCTGGTCGGTGTGTGCCCGCGTGTAGGACTTCATCCCGAACGTCTTGCCCACCATGTCCTGGTTCGGCGCTGCGTCGGCTCCCATGTAGACGTAGCTGTCGCCGCCCGTGTTGGTCGCGTCGAGCACGTCATCGAGCCGCTTGGCGGTCTTGCGGTCGGCGTCGGTCACGGATGCGGCGTCGCCGCGTAGGTGATGATCGAGCGCCTTGCCCGCGTCGCCTGCGTAGTCATCGAGCGCCTGTGCTTCCTCGGGGTAGACCTCGAAGTCCTTCTGCCCGTCGAGGAACATCTGCCGGGCGTCCTCGCCTTCGACCGGCTTCGGCAGGCTGACCTTGCCGTCGGCGAAGTCGCGCATCCACTGGACGCGGGCTTTGAGCGCCTTGGCGATCTGTTTGCGGTCGCCGTTGGACGGAAACGGTGCGGCGGCGACTAGCTGGTCGATCTTCGCGTCGGACAGCACGTGCGCGATGTTCTTGGCCTGGGCTCGCAGGTCGTCCTCGTTGAACGGCACGGTCCCTGCTGCCTGGCCCCGGAAGCGCATCTTCCAGATTTCCTCGGGGGTGGAGCCGAACTCGCCTCGGCTGCCGTCGAGGCGATAGCCGAGCGTCGAGCCCATGCTGGTCCGGGTCGGCTTGCCGTCCTCGCCCCAGCGGACGTTCTGGCCGTACTTGCCGAGGAAGTCGCGGTTGGCGAGCAGCGCATCGACCATGTAGTCGCGGCCCAGTTGGTCGTTCGGCGAGTTGATCGCCTTCGTCTTGCCGGGCACCTTCGGGCTGGCGACGGCGAGTCCCGGCGTGGTCGGCGGGAAGTTGTCCGGGTAGCTCCCGGTTGGAATCGGCATCTGCTCGACCGCTTTGAGCACTTCCTGGTCGCGGTGGGTGTTGAGCATCTGCGCGGCTTCCTCGGGCGTGACGGTCTTGATCCCCTCGGACTCGTCGGATGGGGTTGCCTCGCCGCCGACGCGGACGCCGAGGTAGTAGCGGGTGACGCCCGTGCCGGTGTCCGACTTGAAGTCGCCGACGACCCCGGTGATGTGCGCGTGCAGACCCGTTTCCTCCCACGTTTCTTTGAGCGCGTTCTGCTGGGTGGTGAGGTTCGGTTCGGTGCCGCCCTTCGGGAACGTGTGGATGTAGCCCGCGTAGTGGTTGCGGGGCTCGACAATCGTGATCCTGCCGTCCGGCTCGCGCATGATCACGCCGGTCGAGATGCGGGCGTTCTTCGGCGCGTCGATGGGCGGCTCGTCTGCCAGCGCGTCGGGTATCTGCGAGAAGTCCGGCGCTCCGTGCGTCCGTACCGAGCCTTCCTTCGGGACGCTGACCCCGAGCGTGCGATAGATCGCGTTGGACAGCAGGTCGGATGCGACTCGGGTGTGGTCGCCGCCGTGATCCTGGACGATGAAGTCCTGGCCGTCGGCGGACTTGGCGGAGTGCGCGCCGGTCGCGAAGTCGTGGTGGTGTAGTTCGAGCGGGATGTGCCGATAGCTGGGGATCAGCCCTTCGTGCTCCGGTGCGGGAACGTCGCCGCCGATCAGCGTGGACGGCTCCGGCCCCGAGACGACGGTGGAGTGCTTGCTGAGTGCCGGGAAGTAGTCCGGCTTGGCGTACTTGGCCTTGCCAAGTTCCTTCTCCTTGGACTTGCCGCCGCCCGGCAGGTCGATCCACAGTCCGCCGCGCCCGCGCGGGTGCAGCCATTCCTTCCAGTCGATCTCGGTTAGCTCGCACATCGCCCTGGCGATGCTCGGGCGGACTTCGAGCCCGTCGAGGAACGCTTCGACCTCGCCCGGATCGGCGACGGCGCGGATCGCTTCTTCGAGCGCCATCGCGGCTCTTACCGCAGTCATCTGCTCGCCTGTCGGCGGCAGCTTCGTGCCTGCTGGCAGCGGTACGAGCGTGCAGCCGCAGCCGGTGTGGACGGGCGGCTTGAAGTGGTCGAGCACGTCCCAGGACCACGCCTTGCCGGACATCGCGACACAGCCGGGCGTGTGCGTCTTGCGCGGCCCGAGCAGCCACAACGCGCCGCCTGGCGAGTTCTGCTTCGTCTGGGCGTTCTGGACGGACGCTGTGGCCCTCGACATCATCGCCTGCTGCCGGAGCCCGGCGTAGTGCTTCTCGCGTTGGAGGATCGCTTGTACGCGCGCCTGCTGGGCTGCCAGCCCGTCGAGCTTGCCCGCGTCGATCAGGTCGGCCTGGGTGCGTTTCAGCGACTTGGCCTGGAACGCGCGCTCGTAGGCAAGCTCCTGTTCGACGGCTTGGCGTATCCACAGCGGGTCGGCGTCGGGGAACTGCTTGCGTAGCTGTTCGGTGAGCCAGTCGGCGGACTCGGCGTGCGTGCGGCGCAGCAGCTTCCGCAGCACGCTGAGGATGATCGCGATCTTGACCCCGTGGACGAACGCCTTGGCGGGCACTGTCACGGGTGCCGAGACGATCCCGGCGGGCAGCGTGACGGTCACGGGAGCGGTGCCGACAGCGACCTGCGCGGCCTTCCCGGCGGCTGCGGCGCGGATGATCTTCCGGGTTACCGGGGTCGGCTGCTGCTGCGGCTGGTCGGGAACCGCCACAGGCGGCTCCTACGGGCGATGGCCGTTGCCGTTGCCGTTGCTCTGCGCCACCGCCAGCATGTCGTCCACGATCTCTCCGATTTCCTCGTCCCAGAGCTTCATCAGCGCTTCCATCCGCTCGTCGTCGGCGGACTCGTACATCTGACCTTGGTTGTCCTGGAAGTCGGACGATGATCCGGCTGAGCCGTAGGGGTTCTGCTCGCCGTCGGGGCCTTCGCCGGGGAACGGGCTGGGTCCACCGGGTCCGAACGGGTTCGGGCCTTCGGGGATCAGCGGCGGTGCTCCCTGGCCGTTGCCACCGCCCGCGCCTGCACCGCCCGGCGCGCTCGATAGCTGGGCGGCGACCATCGGATCGACGTAACCCTCGGGGAAGATGCGCTCCACGGCGGCGGATGGGTCGGCCATTTCGAGTCCCTGGCCGAGCGCGACGCCGAGCAAAGTTCGGCTTAGCTCAAGATTGGTGTTGTTGGGATCAAAGGTCCGGGCGAGGTTGGCGATGCTCGTGATGAGGTCGGCCATCGCCCGCTTCAACGGGTTCGGCATCGAGAACTCGTAGCTCAGATCGCGCTCCGTGTCCTCCTCGTCCTCGGTCTGCCCGGCGTAAGCCTCGCTCGCCTGCGTCGGGTAGCCCAAGTCGGGGTTCAGCCCGGCGTCGGAGGATTCTGGATCGGACATCGCCAGCGGCATTTCGGTCTGCGCTGGTGCGCCCGGCGGGTTCGGCAGCGGTCCGCCCGGCACCTGGGCGTGCGGCTTCTTGGAGCGCAGCATCGCGCGTTCCTCGTCAGTCAGTTCAGTCGGCAGCGTCCCGGCATCCACGGCCTTCTGGATCACGCGGTCAGTGAACGCCCTGAAGAGCCCTTCAAAGAGTTCCTGGAACGCCTCGACCTTCTTGACGACCGGCAGTTCGAGCGACGCGGCGGTCGCGAGGTTCGCGTTGGACTGGTCGCCGAGGTAGTGCTGGGGCCACGTCGCGGCGGCGACCTGCGAGCGGATCATCTGCGCGTCCTGGGATGCCTGGGCAGCCTGGGTGTTGACGGCGAACGGTTCGGTGGTGACGCCTTCTGACTCGTTGAGGATCGCTGCCGGACGCGGGCCTGGCTGAACGATGCCTGCGGACGGGTCGTCTATCGACGTGGCGGCGAGCGTGCTCGTGCGGCTGATCGCCTTCGCAGCGATCTTCGCCACCTGCGACGGTGAGCCCTTGACGGTGCGGCGCATGATGAACGCTGCCGCTGCCTGGGTCATGTCCACCCTGGCGCTCATAAAATCGTTCAGCGCCGCCATCCACTTGACGATCCGGCGCATCTGCGGGATGCCGAACACCTGCTCGGTACCTCGGTTGATCGCGATGTGGTACACGAGCCCGTCGGCCAGCTTCTCCGGCGGGCACGGGTCGTCGTCGGAGAGCAGTTCGCCGTCGTCGCCGGTCGCGGCGAGCGCCTGGTAATACTCGACGCGGGGCTTGGAAGGGTCGAGCGCGTTGGCGGCGGATGCCATGCTCACGCGGTCGTTGTTGTAGTCCCACTCGTAGTCGCGGCGGCGGGCGACGTAGTAGAGGACTCGCAGGCGGTTCTGGGAGTCCCGCACCGCGTCCTCGACCAGATCATGGTTCAGGATGCCGAGCTTGACCTTGCCGTCGTCACCGTCCTCGAAGAACAGGACGAACAGGTTCGAGGTGAGCACCAGATCGGTGCAGAGCGCCACCTGGGCGGGGAACGTGGTGAGCGCCGCCTTGTTGTCCGGGTCGGCCCACGCCTCGTCTATGACCTCCTGAACCATCCTGTCCACAGCCTTCGGCTTCGGCACCCCCCTGCCGAAGATGAACTGGCAGGAGAGATCCACGTTGGCTCCGGCCACCGGGTCTTGAATCCAGACCATCCGGGCCTGCGCCGCCATCCGGCGTCGCTCGTATGCCTTGACCTCTTGGGGCTGGCCTCCGATCTGATCCAGGACGTAGTAGCCGAGCAGGTCGAGTTCCTTCTGCATCGCCCGGCGCTCGACATCGGAGGCTTCGAGTAGCTGTAGCTGGTCGGTATCAACGACCGTCTTGCCGGTGCGGCTCTCGACGGCTTCCTGTAGCCGTCCGACGATCCCGCCGCTACGAGGCATCGCTCGGCACCACGATCCGCCAGCCGTTCAGCAGCTTCGCCATCACACACTGCACCTCCCCGGTGGCGGCGTCCTCGACCACCGCCTGCTGCCCTTCGTCGGCTATGTCGAGCACGTACACGAGTTGCCTCTCGTTGGTGAGGTAAAGCTGCGGCGTCAGCGGTCGCGTTCTTGTTTGGCTTCCCACGCTTCGCGCTCCTGGGCGTCCACGGCGAGCGCCAGTCCGGCGTCGCGCTCACGATCCTCGGAATGTCCGGCTGTGAGATCGCCCTGCCGGTTCAGCAGCGGGCGGATGGTCTTGGAGCGCAGCAGTTCCTCGCGGTCGGCTCGCCATGTCGGGCAGTGCTGGTAGCCCGGCGCGTTGAAGCAGTAGGCGGCGAGCGTGCTCGGGTTGTGGCGGCTGTCGATCAGATCATCCGTGATCCGGCACGAGCACCCGGTTCCACCTGCGGCTTCGGCCACGAGCGCGGCGGCGGGGCACGGCGGCTGTATCGGCCTCGGGACAACGATGCGCTCGAACTCCACGGGCCAACGATACCCCCGGATCGACCTGGAACGACAAACAGGCCGCAGGGGCTCCGGAGAGCCACGCTGCGGCCTGTCGTTGCCCGACCGAGGGCAACCCTACGCGCACGTCATGTGCTAGCGCAGAATGTCTTAGCGCTCGTCTCGCAGTTCGAGCAGCATGTCGCGGTCACGCCGCAGAATCTCGATCTCGCCACTGAGCTTCGCGAGCATCGAGCGCGGCGAACAGTCCGGCTCCCAGTGGAAACCGTGGCGTTCGCCGATTTCGCGCACGAGCCCGGCCAGCGCGTGGTACTCGCGGTCGCGTTCCAGGTAGGCGTCGGCGACGACCTTGGCGTCGGCGAGCGCGTCGCCGGAGTCGCAGTAGGCATGCGTGCCGGGCGGGCCTTCGTCGTAGTGGTCGATCCGCTCGATGGCTGCCTCGACGGCTCGCTCCTGCGGCGTGATCATCAGAACGGCACCCCTTCGTTGACCGTCTCGTCGGCCTTGTCGATGGCGTTCTGGCGAAGCTCGTCGCGCTTGCCCTCCACGAACTCGGCCCAGTCGTCAGGGTCGGCGAAGATGGTGTTGCCCTCGGCGTCATCCTCGTACTCGCCTTCGTACTCGCCCAGGAAGTCGGACTCGTCAGCCTCGGGGTCGTCCATGTTCTCGATCTCGTCGGCGGCGGACTCGGCCTCGTCGGCGGCGGACTCGCAGGCGTCGGCCTTCTCGCGAATCTCCTGGCTCTGGTACGTCTCGTGCCCGAAGCCATCCTCCATCGCATCGGCGGACTCGACATACATTTCGCCCACGTCGCGGACACCCTGCGCGTACTCGCGCACGATCTCGGCGATGTCAGTCAGGCTCTCGGGGTTCCGGGCCAGCGCATCCTCAGCGGCTTCCTGGGCGGCGTACAGCGCCGACAGGTTCGCGCTGGTGGTCATCATCGACGGGCGGATGCGGCAGTTCGCGCAGTAGTTCTTGCGGCTGCTGTAGCGCCCGATCCGGTTGGCGAACCACTTGTAGCTGTCGCCCGGCTTGATCTCGGTGCCGCAGCCCGCGCAGGTGCGCGCTCGGCCATCCTTGCGCCCCTTGGCGCTCTTGACGTATGTGACTCGTGCCATCAGTTCCTTCCTCGGTCGGGGGTTTCTCTCAGTGTCGGCAGCCCTAGCTCGTCGCCAGCCTCCCGAACCATCTGCACTTCCTCCTCGGTCATCGCCAGCATTTGCCGCTTGGCACGCGCCTTGAAGTTGGGACCGCCCCGCCGAAGGTCAGCGGTGTAGCGCTTGGTGCCCTCGCGGGCGCGGACGATCAACGCCTGGGCGTCTGGATCGTCGGCATCGAGCAGTTGCATGTGGGGTACGACCACGCCGTCGGTCCGAGCGCACCACTGGATCAGCAGCCTGCGGTGGCGCTGGTAGAGCAGCTTGCCTAGCTCCGATTCTTCGCACGACCAGATGTCGCCGTCGTTGGTCCCATACGGTCCCGGCGGGAACTGGAAGATCGCATCGGTCATCAGTGGAACTCCACCAGCCCGCCGTCGGCTGCTAGCTCGAACGCCTGCTGGAAGCGGCGGTAGAGCCCGTAGTAGTCCGTGTCGCCCGTGGCCCGCGCCTTGGCGTCGCCCACGTCGAACGCCTGGGCCAGCCGCTTCGATGTCTCCGGCCCGATGATCCCCTCGTTGTCGGCGAAGTGGATCAACTCGAAGAACGGCTTGTCATCGAAGGCGTCCGGGTTGCCCCAGACCTCGACGGGCTCGACTTCGAGCATCGTCCGGCAGAGCCATGCCCGCCAGTCGTTGTAGCCGTGGTAGCTGCCCGCGCGGAAGTCCAGCCGCTCGGTGCCCTTGTAGTAGCCGGTCACCAGACCATCGGCACGGTCGGCGAAGTCGCCGCTGCCGACGTAGGCGAACTCGTAGCCCTGTTCGTACATCGCGTCCGGGTCGGCGTCATCGCCTGCCGGACTCAGTTCAACGCGCCGGAGCGCGGTTATGTCTAGTCCCATCGTTGTCTCCTCGGTCGGGTATTCGTCGCTCTAGCTTAGCACGATTCGTGAGCTAGCTCTGGTCGGGCTCACGCATCACCGCGTTCTCGATGGTCACGCCCTCACCGTTCATCAGCTTGCCGAGATCGCCCATCGTGATCTCCGCCTGGATCGACCGGCTGTGCGCCAGCCCGCCCTTCTCCGACAGCGTGCCGTCTGGGCGCTTGAACGACCAGCGCCGCCACGACGCCAGCGGGATATCCATGATGTGCTCGTAGGCGTCGTCGGCGCTCTTGATCTTCACTCCCTTCAGCGGCAGGAAGGCGTGGGCGCGGACGTGCGGGTGCTCCACCGGCTGCTGGTCGATGTGGTCGTGCAGCATGATGAAGCTGAACGTGGCGATCCCCACGGGCGACAGGCGCTTGACGATGTGGGGCGGTAGCTGCCGGTTCAGGTTCATCGCCTTGGCGCGGTGAACGGCGGCGATCAGTTGCTTGTAGTTGCACGAGCGTCCGCGTTCCAGGTCGTCGCCCGGCATCCGCTGGATGGCGTCCAGGTTGCTCACTTGTCCTCCTTCGGCTCCGGTCCCTTGACCTTCGGCTCGATCCAGATGCGCTTGCCGCTGGGCAGCTTGCGCCAGTGGCCCAGAATGAGCCAGCGTTTCGACTTCATGGTTGGTGTTCCTCTCGGGTTGGTGTGTACCTACTACAGGCGTCGAGCCAGCCGAATTTTTCACCGAACTAGCTCGAACGCCCGCCGCTTCAGGATCAGCGGTTTGTCGTCCGGCCCCTTGACGTAGGGTGCGATCCAGATTTGCTTGTAGATCGTCCCGTCGCCGTCTTTGTAGGGCTGGTTGCGCCAGTGGCCCTGCACAAGCCAGCGGTGTGACCACTCCACGTCGCGTTCCTCGCCCTCGTAGCCGGTGGCGTTCTTGGCGCGGCGCAGTGTGAACACGACGACTTCCTTGATGTCCTTCCAGGACTTGCGAGCCCGCTTCCAGGTGGGGCGGGCGACACGCTGGCGGTGTGGCACCGCGATGGTCTGCTGGCAGAGCCGGAAGAACACCTTGATGTGCGCGTGCATGTCCCGGATCGACTCGTCGTCAATCGTGTCGGCGACACCGACGCCGAAGCGCAGGCTGGTGACGTACTCCATCGCGAGGTCCGAGCCGCCGATCCGCTGGTCGGTGTAGTTGCCGTGAGCGGCGTCGTCGGGGTCGCCGTCGGCTCGGTGTGAGTACAGCGTGACCACGATCCCGTGGAACGCATCCTCGGGCACGTGGACTCGTGAGCCGCCGGGCAGGTTGGTCAGCACGTTCCACTGCATCGCCCGGAACGGCATCTTCAGCCCGCGCGTGTCGATGATGTAGAGCGGCTTGCCGAAGTACGCGAACCCTGCCGGGACGATCATGTCGGTGAGTTCAATCGCCTCCGGCTTGAACGACTCGGCTGCGTAGCCGATCAGTTCGGTCAGTTCGTCGGAGACGTAGAACGGGTCACACTCGGGCAGGCCCTTGGTTGCCATGCCGACCAGTTCCTCGGCGTACTCCGGGTCGGGGTCGAGTGCCTGCCCGGTGTTCGCGTCCACCCGCCCGGCTCGGCCAAGCGAGATTGCGAACCCGTTCAGGTACTCGCGCCCCTCCACGGTGTTGAACGAGTGCATGAGGGACAACTGCTCATCGAGCGCGGTGTCCCAGCCCTCAGCCATCAGACACCCTTCCAGGCGTCACCCACGGTGTCCGGGTCCACCAGTTCGATCCAGGTGAGCGGATCGACCCAGCGGTTGACCTGGTGGATGCGGTTGTCGTCGGTGACTTCGAGACGGGCGAGGATCACCGGCCCGTCGTTGTAGCCGTCCTTGATGCAGACCGTCTCGTACAGCGCTCTGCCGCCCTTGATTCGCAGCAGCATGTCGCCGTCGTAGCCGATCAGTTCGTAGGCCATCAGCACGATGCCGTGGCCGTCGGTGTTCGTCGCGGTCATCGGTCAGCCCTCGTCGTCGTAGAGGTCGCAGTCCGGGTTGTCGATCTCGAACTGCGCGTCGTGCTTGAACTCAAGCTCGCGCTCGCGGTCGAACCACGCGATTTCCTCGGCGGTCATCGGGCGGGGTCCGCCCGCCGCGTAGATGACGCGGGGCTTGGTGGTCAGTGGGGTCATGCGGTGCTCCTTCGGTCGGGATACGCGCCTGGTCTGGGCGCACCACGAAGGATAGCACATCTGGCTCACGATATGAGCGTGGCCCTGCTCACGTCCTTAGCTTAGCTACTCGTAGCCGTAGCCGTTGCCGAAGCCGCTGCCGTCGTCCTGGGTGATCGCGTAGGAGCCGTCGTCGCGGCCTGGGCTGTAGCGCTGCGAGTCGGCGTCGCCGAGCCCGGAGCGCTCGAACGCCAGATCGGTCATGTCGTCAATGCTGATGATCTCCTCGTGGCCGATCTGCTGGCGAATCCACCAGCACTCGTTGGCGACCAGCGCGTAGGTGAGCGCCTGCATGTAGTCGTCGGGTCCGTCGGCGCGGTACAGCACCTTGATCCGGCCCACGTCGTCCTGCTCGATGCTGCGGACGTTGGAGCACATCTGGGCGACCAGACCACTTGGGAGGTCTTGGGGCAGGTGCTCGCGCTGGGCGCGGATGCGTTCCTGGGCGGCGTCTATCGCCTCGGTGCGGCGGACGCTGGCGCGGCGCTGCTGGTCGTCCACGGTCAGCACGTCCTTCTGCTCCCCGGTGGCGTAGTTGACGATGAAGCAGCGTCCGGCGAAGCGGTTGGCGAACGCCCTGGCGAGCCTGCCTTCGGGCAGGTGGTCGATGCACGCCATCGCGACGCGGTAGCGGTTCATCAGCTTCGCCAAGTCCTCGAAGCTGTCCACGAGCCCGACGTGGAGCGTGCGGCCCTGGTCGTCGGATAGCTGCTCGGAGATCCAGACGTTCAGCGAGCGGGTGCTCGCCACGTCCACGCCCATCACGACCGGGTTGGTGCCGGTGTAGGCGTCCACCTGCACGTAGTCGCGCTGGGCGGCGGCGATCATCGCGGCGGTCAGGCGTGCGCCTTCTTCCTCCCACGGCTCCCCGAGGTCGCGGTTGTAAAACACCTGGCGGCGGTAAGCGACCTGCTCGCGGGATGCGTCGATCAGGCGCGGGACGATTTCGGGGCTCGGTAGCAGCAGCTTGGTGACGTGGTAGCCGCGTGTGTCCCGGCTTGGATAGCTGGCGACCCACTCGCCGACGGCGACATCGAGCGGCCCTTTGCGGCACGCCCGGCAGACGCGGATGCCCCGGTCCAGATCGACGTTCTCCGCCCACGTGATCGCCTGCCATTCGCCGCAGCGCTCGCATTTGACGTGCCACTGGCGCTGGTCGGTCTTGACGTACTCGCGGTGGATGCCGTGCTCGGACACGGTGGGGAAGCCGACGCGGCGGATCAGCCCGAGCGAGTCCTGCCCGCCGACGCGGCGTTCGGCGACGGGGATGTGCGCCTGCACGAGCAGGTCGTGTTCGTCCAGGCAGAGCGCGTCGGCGTCGATGGATTCGAGCCCGGCCTCGGCTTCTGATCCTCGGAAGTAGACGATCCCGAGCCCGACGGATTTCAGGAACACGTTCTGCACCTGGGCGGGTGGCACGCGCGTTTTGAGGTAAGCGCTGGTCACGAGCGGGCGCACGCGGCCCTGGGAGAAGTCGGCTAGCTGCCGGGCGCGCGGGAAGATGTAGACGACCCTGGCTCCGTGCAGATCGGCCCAGCACAGCGCCCAGCGCACCAGCCATGCGCTCATCCCTAGCTGGGTCGCTTTCATCACGACAACCTCTTTGTCGTCAAACCCCTGTTCGTAGAGTTCCTTTTGGAACGGCCAGCGAGCGAAGTCCAACGGCCCGCGTGTCTCGGGCACCTTCATCGCCCATTCCAGGAACCCGGCGTCCTTCTGGGCGGCGGTCTGGAGGTCGGATTCGAGCGCGTTCAGGAACGCATCGGTGATCCCGAGCCGGTACTCCTGGGCGTCAAGCCTGAGCGGCACGGCGGCTCAGTTCTTCCAGGTGGGCGGCGCAGTAGGACTCGCGTGGTTCGACTGGCTCGGGGCAGCCGGGCGTGTCGCAGACCTTGACCACGCGCCGGGGTGTGCGGGTGGGCGAGCGGATGCGGTGTGTCTTGCCTTCCTCGATCTCGGCGGCAGCCTTCGCGAACAGATCACGGTGGCGCTCGCAAAAGCGCGAGCCCTCAGCCCGTTCCGTTGGACAGCGCGGGCTGCTGCAACGCATCGTTGTTCCGGAGTGTTTCGAGGATCGCTCGCTTCATCTCTGGGGTCGCGCCCTGCTCGGTGAGCACGGTCACAAGCCGGACGGCGAGGGTCTGCACATCGAGTTCGAGACGTAGTGTGCCGAGGTCGTGCGGGAGGATGCCGGTCGCTTGCATCAGTTCGGCGGTGCGGGTCAGCGCGTTCAGTTGGGCGTTGATCGCGGCGATCTTCACGGTGTCGGTGGCGCTGGCGTCGGCGACCTCGGCCAGTTGCTCGACCCACGATTCGAGCCGGTCGAGCATCGAGTGGACGATGGCGATGGGATCACGGCCCTGGTATGCGCCCTGGTTGGCCTCCCGCCACTCGTTGTAGATGTTCTGGCAGGCCCTCGGCTGTAGCCCGTACTTGTCGGAGAGGTAGGGCCACGACTGTCCTCGGAGCCGGTCGCGGATCAACTCGGCGTTGCGCGCCTCGCGTTCCTCGTCGGTGAGGTTCTTGCGTCCGCGCTTGCGCTCCTGCTGCTCGGCCATGTCCTCTATCGAGTGCTTGTCGTCCACCTCGCCGGATCGTATCGCTGGTTGTGTCAGGAATCGTCATCGGCGTGCGACTACAAGAGCATGGACCCCATTCAGAAGTTCCCCGAAATCCCCGAGCAGCCGACCCGTCCGTCGATCCTGCTGATGCTCACCTACGACCAGGCGACCGCGATCCGCGACGCGGTGACCTGCTTCGGGATGGCCGTGGACGGCCTCACCGACGAGATTCGCGAGACGTACTCCAAGTCAGACGGCCCGGATATGGGTGCCGCGAACTCGTTGGCGGACGACACCGTGCGGCTGGCCTACGAGGTTCACCACATGATCGACCAGCAGCAGCAGCCCTACGTCAAGCGGTTCTCGGAGTGGTGGAACCAGGTGCGTTGGCGCTACGAGCGCCACTAGGCCGCTGCTTCTGGGCCAGCCATTCGTCGCGTTCGCGGCGGCGTTTCTCGTCGCGGCTCTCCTGCTCGCTGCCGAGTTCGACGCCGAGCCCACAGCGGATGCACATGCCGCGCGGTGCCTCGTGGCCGAACAGGTCGCAGGTGGCTGTCTTGGCCTGGGCGAGGCTGGCTCCGGCGCGGCGCTGGGCGAAGTAGAACGACATCGAGCGGAGCACGTCGAGCGCGTATTCATCGTACTCGCGGAAGTCCTTGATGTCCGCTTTCAGTTCGAGGAACGGGTCCGGCTCCGCCGCAGCATCTTCACCAGCGCGTAGAGCAGGATCGCCTTTGTCAGCAGCGCTGCGAGCTTCTGCTCCATCGGCCACTAGAACGGCTCGACCGTCTCGACCTTCAGCTTGGTGATCGTCTCTTTGCGGGTGCGAATCGCGTCCGACCAGTTGCGGGTCGGGACGGCTCGCCAGACGCCCTCGCGTTCCTTGGCGACCTCGGCGACGGCGTTGGTGCGGATTGTCGCGTCGGCGGTGCCGACGATCACCCACGCCTCGATGCTGTCGCCCTTCGGCCCCTCGAAGGTGCGCTGTTCGAGCACCGTGTACTCGGTCGCCTGGGTGACCTTGCCGTTTTCCTTAGCTGCTGAGGACGCCATGCGTCTCCCCTCGAATGAAGCGGGTGGTGAATCGGTAGACGTGGATGCTGCCTGCCGCGATCACGACGGCAGTCCAGTAGAGCAGGCCGGTGGCGAGCTTCCAGAGCACGAACACGATCAGCGCAAGGCCGAACGCCACCCATGTCCCGAAGGTCACGACGCCACCGGCTCGCGGTCGCGATACCGGCGGTTCGCTTCGACCCACGGGCGCATGCGCTCGATGTCCTTGCGGTACCAGACCGGTGTGGCTGCGAGCATCGCAGCGGTCGGCGGCATCACGCCTCGCCTGACCCAGCGACCGATTCGCGGTCGCTCGACCTTCAGCATGTCCGCGACTTCGGCGGTTCCAACCACGTCGAGTTGGCGGACCTGGCGCGGCTGTTTGGGCCGTACCGGCACGCCGTTGCCCCTGGCGGTTGTCCTATCGTTGGTCATGCTCGGCAGCATAGCGCAAGATGGGCGCTTACGTGTGTGGCTCATCCTGTGCGCTACCTCCCCATCCGGCGGCGGATCGCGTCGAGCGTCGGGCAGATGTAGCCGTTGTACTTGTGGGTGCAACCTTCGCCTAGCTCGGCGATCTGCGTCAGCGTCGTGCGCGTGGTGATCCCGCACGTGCAGCCTCGGTTGCGAGCAAGCTCGTCTCGGATGATGCCTGCGAGCTTGGTGCGGGCCTCGGCCTCGCGGGCTCGGGCGGCACCGGCTTGGAGCTTGTCGCGGTCGCGCTGCTGCTTGCGCGCGGCGCGTTCCTCGTCGCGCGGCGTGGTGGTGGTCATGGCGTCTCCTGGTCGGGATGTGTGTCACACATGATAGCACATGCCGTGTGCTACGCTGGTACGGCAATCCCTTACGACCGAGGAGGATTCGATGAAACGACTCGTTGGCGAACACTTCCGAGCCGACGGCAAACCGAAGCAGAGATTCAAGACCCGCGCGGCTGCGATCAAGCACGCCGAGCGCTACGGCTACTCGCACCTGTGCATCTACGAGTGCGAGTTCTGCGGGGGCTTCCACTTCGCCACACGCCGAGGGCTCAAATGAGTGCCCCGGCGAAGCGACGGTGGGAGTGCCCGGTGTGCGGGAAGGCCGCGCTGGCTCCTGGCCGGATGAAGTCCGACGACGTGCGGCGCTACTGCCTGCCGTGCTCTGCGGACACGGGTCGGCTGGTGGCGCGGTTCGCTCCGGCGCTCGACGCGCAGCGCGAGAAGGCTGCGGCGCTGCGGGCGACGAAGGCGCAGCGCAAGCGTGCTGCTGAGCGTGACCGCTGGATCGTCCGGCTCAGCGATGCGAACGGCGTCGAGCGTGAGCTTGACGTGCGCGTGGAGCTACAGCGGGCGCTGCGAGACGTGGGCTACTTCGACGGCTGGCTGGCGTCGCACAAGCCCGGCATTGACGACATCAACGTGACACTGCGGCGCGGGACCAAGAACTACCACTCGGGCCGGGCGGTGCTCGGCGGCTTCGACGTGTGGTTCACGTTCGGCTCGGGCGGCTCCTACGAGGGCGGGCTCGAACTGATCTACCACGAGGCAGCGCACATGGCCGGGATGCAGGGAGACGTAGCGCACGGCGAGAGGTTCCACCGCACGCTCGCGGAAGCGTTGCAGAAGCGCTGGCCGTTCATCACATACGGCTCGATCAAGCCGAATCAGCCCGGCGGCTGCTACGCGATGGGCCGTCGGGTCGTCCGGCAGATGGAGGATCACGTCCGGCTCACCGGCTCGATCTGAGCGCACGATACGCGCTGGACGGTGCTCACGATATGTGCTACTCTGTTGGTGCGGGCCGATACGGGCTCGCACCGACCGAGGAGCACAGAATGACCAAGATGACCGCAGACACGAAGCGTCAGGCGCTCGCGCTCGCCGACGCACTCGCGCCGCTTGCCAACGACGCGGCGACTCTGCACTGGGACATGCGCGACAACGGCGAGTGGGGCACTGGCGTCACCCAGTCCATCGAGCGCAAGCTCACCGACATCGCCGACGACCTGCGGGTGCTGCTGGCGGAGGCTGCGAAATGAGCGCCTTCACGAAGCAGTTCTCCGACGAGGATCGCGCGGCCTATCGCAAGGCGCAGCAGGACGAGGCGCAGGCGCGGCTGACGGCGGCGGTGGCCTCGCTGCAATCGACCGAGGGCTTCCAGGCGTGGCTCCGGGCTCGGGCTCGGTTCCACAACTACTCGTTCAACAACACGCTGTTGATCCTCGCGCAGAACCCTGACGCCACGCGCGTCGCGGCGGCGAGCACCTGGAAGGAACTCGGGCGCTGGCCCGCGAAGGGCTCGACGGCGCTGCGGATCTTCGCTCCCATCGAGTGGTGGATCGGCTGCGACGAGTCCGACGACGGCGCGCAGTGGAACGCGAAGCGCAAGCGCTGGCAGCGCAAGGTGCGCTCGTTCAAGTTGGTGCCGGTGTTCGACGTGGGCCAGACGACGGGCGAGGATCTGCCTGCGCCGCCGCTGCCCGCGCCGCTGGATGGCGACTCGCACGCCGAGTTGGAGCCGAAGCTGCTGGCGTTGGCTGCCGAGCTTGGCTTCACGGTCGGCACCGAGACGCTGCGCGAGGCTGGCGGGTATTGCATGCCCGAGGCGAAGCGGATCGTCCTGAGCGACGCCCTGTCGCCGAACGGGCGGGTCCGGGTGCTGGTTCACGAGTTGGCGCACGCGCTCGGGATCGGCTACAAGGACTTCGGGCGGGCGACCGCCGAGGTGCTGGTCGAGTCGGTGACCTACATCGTGCTGTCCGGTGCCGGGTTCGACCTGGATGCCGCGTCGGTGCCCTACGTCGCCGGGTGGGCTGGGCTGGACGACACGCAGGCGCGGTTGGAGCAGTTCGCGTCGAAGGTGGACGAGGTTGCTCGGCGGATCGAGGGAGCGATCCGCTGAGCAGTTCCCTTAGCGCACGATCTGTGCTATGATGTAGGCAGAGCCGATAAGGGCTCTCCCCCCGACCGAGGAGACAAGATGTACGAGAGAAGCTATGGGTACAAGTACGCGGAGGGCGGCAAGCTGGACACCGCCGCCATCGCGAAGCTGATCCGCAAGGACATCAAGACCGCGATCAGCGAGGGCCTGCTGCCCGACCACTGGAAGTATTCGGTGACCATCGACCGGTTCTCCGGCGGGTCGTCCATCGACGTGAGCGTGAAGGACTGCGCCGACGCCTGGACGGCGTGCCCCGGCTACAAGCTGGGCTCCAAGCAGGAGCTTCCCGGCGGCGGCTGGACGGCGACCGCGTGCGGCAACGCCTGGTGCAAGGCCGGTGGGCAGCACAAGGACAGCCCGCACGCCACCGACCACGACGTTCTGACCGAGACGGCGCAGGCGGCGAAGATCACGTTGGAGCGCATCCACGGCGCTTACAACCACGACGGGTCCGAGTCGCAGGTGGACTACTTCGACGTGAACTACTACGGGACCGTCAACTTCCAGAGCGCCGACGCGGCGCGGTGGGAGGCGAAGCACAAGGCCGAGAAGGCGGCGAAGAAAGCGGCGCTCGATGCTGCTGCCGCAGCCGACACGTTCAACGTGAAGGTGTACGGGCGCAACGGGCAGACGGTCCACGTGGCTGCTGACGTTGACGGCAAGGCGAAGCTGATCTGCGGCGCGATGCTGCGGACCTACTCGCTCTACGGCAAGACCGACGAGGCTCCGACCTGCTCGCGGTGCGCGAAGAAGGCAGCGGCGACGGCGTGAGCACAAACGGCTCGCTCAAGACGCTCGACCTGCCGCGCTGGAAGGCCCTGGCGGCGAAGTCTGCCGCTAGGGTCGATGCGCTGCTGCACACGATCACGGTCGCGCAGTTGTCCGCCGACCTGGACGTGAAGGCGTTGCGGAACGTGCTGATCGCCGAGCACGAGTCGGCGCTGTATCACGCGGCGCGGGCAGCGGGCGACGAACACGCTGTCGCGCTCGACAAGAGCCGCGCCGGTCGCCAGCAGGTGGACGCGCTGGCAGGCTGGTAGACGGGGCGCAGTTCCGGGGGTGCCCGGCCCCGGCGAGGGGTTGCCGGAGCCGGGCGTCTCCTCGGTGGAAGGTTTACTCGCCGGGCTCCTGCTCGGCTTCGGCTTCCTCGCGTTCCTCGGCGGCTTCCTGCTCAGCCGACTCGTGCTCGGCTTCCTCGTGCTCGGCTTCGTGCTGGTGCCCGGCTTCGTGCTCGAACGGCTGATCCTCGATGCTCACTGCGGCCTCCTCGGCTGTGGGGTTGGACTCACGCCGACAACGCTAACTGTTCGAGCGTCCGTTGACCATCCTCCGCGACGGACGGCACGACCCACACCTTGATCTCCGCTCGCGCGGGGTCACCCCAGCGCTTCTCCGCGCTGACCGTCACGACCTGGCCGTCGTCGGCGTACAGGACGCCTGAGAGCGCGTCGAGCACCCGGCGCAGGTACTTGTCCACGTCGGGCCGGGTCGCCGGGTAGCGCGGCGCTGAGGGCTTCAGGCGGTGGGCGTTGCGGCCTGTGCCGAAGTCGGTCTTGTTGCGCGGCTGGTAGAAGATGACGTGGACGCCGACAGGCTGGTGCGGCGCGATCCGGCCACCGGCTTTTTCGCGGGCTACGAGCGCGGCGGAGGCGACGCCCTGCTCCCACACGAGCCCCGGTGTGCCCGCCGCATCCTTGGTGATGATCTTGCCGTGCTTGGAGACGAAGCTCGTGGTTGAGCCCTTCGTCCTTGGCTTGCCGTAGGCGACGAACTCGATCACACGACGGATGCTAACGGGCGCACCGGACTCCGGTCAGATCAGGCCCGCCTCGTACTCGTCGTCGCGCACGTCAGCGAGCAGGACACGCAAGTCCTGTTCGGTCGGCCTCATCCCGCTGGCGGCTCCGTTGAGCACGCCGACGGCGCGGGCTACGCGCATCGCGACAGCGCGGTCGCTGATCGACTGCAACGCGAGCATCGCGTCCTTCGCGTTGGTGTTCAGCCGGGTCATGTCGTAGCTCATGTCCCAGATGATGTTCGCGAGGAAGTCACCCGGCGTCGGGCGGGCGACCCAGACGTGCAGGTCGGGTGCCCACGTCAACGGGATCGGCGGGTCTTGCTCCCAGGCGTACTCGTGCATCGCGTCCACGACCATCGACCACTCGCGCGTCTCCGGTTCGAGGTTCACGAGCGCGGCGAGCGACAGCGGTGCCTGACGGTCGGCACCCTTCGGCGGTGGTGTCAGCAGGAACTCCACGCACTGCTGCCCGTACTTCTGAGCGGTACTCCAGAACATCCTTCACCTGCTCTCTCCACACTGCTCTGTAGGAGCGGGAGCCGGTGTGGTCGGCCCCCGCTCCGCTCTCCTCCCTTACTGCCAGTCGGCTGGCACCGCGTCCGGCACACCCTCGATTTCCTCGACGGCATCCGCCCACGCTTCCAGCTTCTCGGCTGCCCCGCGCGCCTGCTGGATCATCGACTCGCGTTCCTCGGCTGTGAACAGCCCGGCGAGGAACCCTTCGTTGATCCCGTCCTGTAGCCGGACGACGACCACCACGAGCTTGTTCAGCGCGCTCTCGACGCTGCGGCGCTGCTGGTAGCGGTAGTTCTCCTCGCGTAGCTCGGCGCTGTCGTGGAGTCGCTGCTGGAACTTCTGTCCCTGGCCTTTGCGCTCCGCGTCCTCACGGGCCTGCTCGGTGTGCTCGCGGCGCATCCGGTCCGTCTCGGCGTCGCTGAGCGTGGTGGTCGCCTCGATGCCTTCCTCGGTGTCCTGCATCGCCTTCGCGGTCTTGGGGTCGAGCACCGGAGCGATGATCTGGGCACGAACCTCCGGCGTTGCCCTCGCGAGGATCTTGGCGGCGTCCTCCGGCTTGGCGTCACGCGGACGGCCACCGGCACCGCTGGCGTCGAAATAGTCCTCCCACGGCGGCAGCTTCTCGACGTTGAGCCCCCGAACTTCCTGGCCGGGCACGAGTTCGTCGGCGTGCGCGACGACCCTGGCGTCGGCAGCTTTCTCCCAGGCGTTCAG